GCGGAATTAGCGGGATCGATAAGGAACACGATTCCCACGCAATCCTTGGACGAATTATAAGCGGATGAGAAGCTCTTGTCCGAGTACACGAAATCACCTATCCTAGGATTGGAGGACTTGGTGATCCAGACACCGTTCACTCTTGCGTAAACGGCGCTCACCGGCTTCCATACACCATCTACCTTCACATGGGATAGGTTAGATTCCCTCCATGCCCCATTTATCCTCGTTTGTATCTTGTCTATCTGCATATCTCAAGAGTATTGTATCCATATGTCACCGTCATTACCTCCGGATGGAGCCGAAGTGGATATAGTGATAGGCCTCGTCTTGTCAAGCTTAGCCTTATCCATAGAACTCATCAGTCCATTCTTGGAGGTGGTAGCCACGCCATAGGTGGTGTTCGTGTCCTTGTAGTAAGGAACGCCTCCCACTATCGGGCAAGCCGTATACCCGGAAGCGCTGGTGACAGCGGACCCGTTCTTGACAAGGCCCGTGCTGCCGTTTGCCCCTACGACACTATACGTGGTATTGTTATCGGCTCCCCAGACCGCCACGCCGGCAGCGGACCAGCGAAGTACCTGTCCTGCCGCCCCACCCGCAGGGATATGGTTGTTCCCCGCACCCGTTGGATGCGTGTATCTCGTGTCCGGAGGGGTTTGCCACGTGCCGTCGGCCCGGAGGTACTTGCCTTGCGCCCCGGCGGCCGGAGCGGGGACAAGGCCCGTACCCCCGGCGGCACTCGCCGTGGCCGCCTTGAACACGCCATACGTCGTGTTGTTGTCGCTTCCCCACACGGCGGTGCCATCGGCCGACCACCGAAGGATCTGTCCCGCGGCCCCGCCCGCCGGGATATGCTTGTTGCCCGCCGTCGTCGGATGGGCATAGACGGTATTAGGCGGGGTGGCCCACGTGCCGTCACCCCGCATGAACGTGGTCGTGTTCCCGGGGAGTTGGCGCAGCAGGCCGTTGGCGGCGGTGCTGGCCAACCCGTAAGTCGTGTTCGTGTTCTCCCATGGCACGCTCACGAAGGCGTTACCAAGGGAGTCCACCTGCACCTTGTAGTTCTTGCCAGAGTTGGCGTAACCAGTCTTGATACCGCCCAGCGTGGAGTCCCCGGCATTGGGCAGGGTATACGAGGTGTCGCTCCAGGGGACGGCCACGAACATCCTGCCGTCGGCGTCAAGCTGCACGGCGTAGTTCTTGCCCGTGGGGCCATAACCGGTACGTACCCCGCCCAACGCCCCGGCCGTCGCTCGCGGGAGCGAGTAGTTGTTGGCGTTCGCGGCCACCCCCGCCAGCTTGTTCTTATCCGCGGTGGTGTAGTTATTGTCCGTGTGGACGTACTTGGCGTCCTTGACCGTACTGTCATCATTCGTCAATTGCGACGTCTTGGCGGGGATCAACGCCGTTATCTCCGTCCTGAGATCCGCCATCAGCCCCGTGAGGCTATCGGTATCCGTTATCCCGGACAGGAAGGCCTCGATCTCATGGAACGTGTCGATGGCGGACGAGGCGGAGCCGTCCAGCAACGTGTCCATACGTTGGTTGATGGAGGCTATGGCCCCCCGCAACGCCGTGTCGTCAAAATCAGAGAGACTCTCCAGCTTTGTCTTGAGCCCGGTGGTGAAATCCTCCGTCGACAGCTGTTTCCCCGCGACGGCCTTGACGTAGCCGGACAACGCCTCCGCCAGCTGGGCGGCGTGGTTGTGGCTGCCGACATCGCCCGTCAGGACGTTCTCCACCTTCTCCCTCGTAAGCTCGTACGTGGAGTTGACGGCCACGCTCGTGTTCTTGTAGTCACCCCGTGAGTCATCCCACACCCACCACGTGCCACCCTCGATCTTGGGGCTTCTCCCGGTCGCCGGGAAACCCGTGTCGGAGTAATCCTTGGCCGTGGGGTCCCATACCCACCATGTCCCGTCATGGATCTTGGGCACGTTCCGGGCTTCCGCCGCCGCCCCGGTAGCATCGGCGGCCGCCTCCATGGCCGGCCTCTTGATCCCGTCCAGTTGCTCCGCCGTGAAATCCTCGTAGCGGAACGGGGCTCCCTTGTCACCCTTGAGAGCCGCCAGTTGTTCCGGGGTGAAATCCCCGTACGTGAACGGGTCACCCTTGTCGCCTTTCGACGCCACCACCATCCATCTGGTGGCGTCGGTCAATAACGCCGTGTTGCCGTCCACGAGGGAGACGAAACTCCCCCCGGCGAAAGTCACCATGTCCAGACGGTCATATGCCGTGTCCTGTCTCCACGCGCCTCTTGGCGATATACTCACTTTTCCTAGTGTTGTCTTTGCCATATGCCTCATATTATATGATTACCGATAAAAAACCGTTCTCGTCCACCTCGAAATTGGCCCCGGCATACCCCGGGTCCGTGTACATCGACAGCTCGCCCGTGGCGGGATCGACATCGAACGTGGCGTACATCACGTCACCTCTCGCCTTCTCCCCGGTATTGTACCATTCCCCAGTCTCCTCGTCCCAGCGCCACCAGTAGCCGTCCCTTATCTCGTCACGATGATCGGAGAGCGCGTTCAGCCTGCCGGTGGCTTTTTCCACGTTCAATATGGCCTCTGCCGTACCCTCTTCCCGTGCCTCTTCCTGATCTTGGCGTACGCTCTCATTCTCTTGTCTAATCGATTCCGCCTTTTTTCGCAAGGCCTCTTCCACGATACGGGCCTCCTCGGCCTCTTTACGTACCTTTTCCGCGTCCGATCGCTCGGTTTCCACGATAGCTCTCACGTTCTCCGCCTCGACACGCCCCTGCTCGGCTTTAACACGCCCGGTTTCCGCCTTGGTAATAACCAGATTGGTCGTCTGGGCCGTTTCGGCGGCGGTCTCCGCGCGACCGGCGGCCGTATTAGCGGACGCGGCCGCCGTATCAGCCGCCTTGGTAGCGTCACGGGCGTTCCTTATCTCCGTAAGCATGTCCCCGTAAGCCTTCTGGATCATCTCGAGGCTCACTTTCACGCTGGTTTGCATACCGTTTATAACCTTGCAACCTATCGTGTACAGGCCGGTGAGGCTGTCAGCCAGCGTGAGCTCCGATATTTTCTTTTTCTTAGTTCTCATATGTTCCCAGGTCTATGTAATACTCTCCATCCTCGGTGACGATAAGGTCACCATCCTCCGTGGCCAGCAGGTAGTCCGTCCCGCCAAGACGGAACACCGTGAACTCCAGCGTGAGGTTGAATGTCACCACCACACGCCCCCGGAGGCTCTCCAGTTTCCAGCCGGACGTCCTCTTGTAGTAGCAGGGGTATTCCTCGATGTTGTAATCCACGTACAGCGAACGCTCGCCCGGCTGGACCAAGGCGTGGAACAGGGCATCGTAGCAACACCAGAAAACTGCCGTTGAATCGGCGATCAAACAGCATTTAAGCGTGACCTCCTTGCTATTGAAAACCACGTTTTCCGTATCATATATCCTACCGTCAACGTCCAGTACCGTACGGGACAGGTTAGTCTTCACGGTCGGGGATCTCATGATCTCGTCCCGGCCCTCCGTCACCATCACGCCGTATCTTTCCAGTGACACGCCGTCCAGCTCGTACTCGGAGAGTGGGACGTACCGGCCTCCACCCTCCGGGATTGCCACGGACGAGGGTCTTACGGGCCGGTCCTCGGCGAACCGGATCGTGAAGGCCTCCAACGTGTCCCAATCCTCATATGCCGGGCTCTGGATGAGTCGCAAGCTCCATTCCCTGCCCAGCGAGGGGATACGGAAGAGGTGATACCCGGACTTCGATAGGTGCTCGATGAGAGCGCCGGCGGATCTTCCGTCCACGCTGCGGACGAACGTGATGTTGAGCTCCCGTGGTTTCAAGGTGGGCTTTTCCAAGTCCGGCTCTATGCCGTCCTCGTCCGGCCAGTCGTTCCTATCCGGTTCCACCAGCTCGGGGAACGGGAGAAGGCCGTCGTAACCTCCCTCCGTGATCCATACGCCGAAATCGGTGTAGGCGTCCTTGCCGTCTATGTATAACTCACCCCTCATAATATCACCACGGTATTATCCTTATTTATCTCAACCTCTCCTCCGATATTCACCAGCAGGATCACGGCGTAGTCACTCGCCACGACCCTAGCCTTGCCGCCGTGCATGAGGATCACCTTGTGAACACGCTCGTTATCGTCTATCGTTATCACCGCATCCGTATCACCTATCACGGCGATATTGCCGGGATTGGTTACGTCCACGTGGCCGGAGTCAACGTACACCCCGTAGGCTATCACGTGACCGGCCATGCCACGGAACATGTCTAGCGACGGGAAATCATTCTCCGCGCAAAACTCACGCCCCTGCGGGCTGAAGAACAGCCACACGAGGCTTCTCCAGTCCGTCACCCCGTTAGAACCACTGCATGCCCCGAGCGAGAGGGCCGATTTGATTATGTCGTTAACCGTCTCCATCATTATCTTGATCTCATTAATATACCCTTGTCGTTAATAGTCTTTATACCGGAGGCCGCCGACTTGGTATTCGCCTCTATCTTTTCGGATAGAGCCTCTATACGTCCGGAGATCTCAGCTACCTTGGCCGTGTTCTCCGACACCTTCCCGGACAGGTCCTTGATCGCCTCCACGTTCTTCCAGCCCCTTGTCTGGAGGTCGTAGATGAAGCGCATCTGGTCGGCTATACCCGTCACTTGCACCAACGTCCTATCTAAAAATATAAGCTGGGTGGACATCTTACCGTCTATGACGTCCGCGGAGTCATGGGAGATGGAACCAACGCCCTTGGACGAGGCCGTACGCCCGTCGTCCTCCTCTACCGCGTTACCGGTATTGAAATATTTGTCGGCCCAACCAAACTTACGGTCGAGGTCGTCGGCCAGCTCCTGCGCCTTCCGATCCAGATAATCCTGTTCCCAGTCGCTGATATAATCGTCGGACCAGAACTCGAGCAGCTTCTCCCGGATCTCTTTCATGGGATCGGACGCGGCGGCCTTGATCGACTCCGTGACCATGTTCCTTATCATCTTCCTCACGAGATCCTTAGCTGATTGGGCCTTGTCTTCCCCAGCTGACCATGCCTCGGCGTAAGCGTTGGCGAAATCGTCGATCGCAGATTTTATGTCACTACCGAAAATGGCGTCCTTGCCGGCCTCCTTGTTATCCGCTATGGTATTATTGATCTCGTCTATCTGGTCCCGCCACTCCTTGATACGGTCATTGTCGGTTTTCTTCTTGTCCTCCTCCTCCTTGATCTGGTTTTGGATAAGCACTTTTTGCTGTTCCAATAGCTTATTCTGCTGGTCGATAAGCTTGGAGGCATCCTTGGAATAGGCTTTCTCGATGGACCTGCCCAGCTTGTCGTACGACTTGTCCAACGTATCGATCTGATCCTGCAAACGCTGGATACGACTCTCGTTCTTCTTGTCATGGATCTTGGCGATAGAGGAGGCAAGGGATGTGACCACCCCGATAGCGGCACCGGCGGACGCACCGATCGGCCCGAACATCGCGCCGGCTTTCGCCCCGTCCATGGCGGAATTGACCGCGTCCATGGCCACATTCAAGCCTTCGGCAATACCGGACATAAGGTCACTACCGAAAGCGTCACCTAACTTGGAGAACGTGTCGGAGAGGAACTGTCCGGCTTGCATGATATCACTCATGCCGGCATCTATCTCAGCTAAGCCTTCTTTTAGTCTCTTTGTATCATCCCCAGCTGAGAACACCTTTTTAAGGCCGTTCGATACCTTGTTGAAAGACGTGTCCATCTGATCGGCCTCCTTATTGACGTTGGCGATCTCGTCCTTTATGGCCTGTAACTTCTCCGGGGACTTGGAAAGGATATCAAATTGCTCCTTGGTCAGGCCGAACAAGCCTTTTCCGTCGGAACCGGTCTTGAACTCGCCCTCATTGATATAATCAAGCATGGCCTGCGCCTCCTTGGAGATAGACCGTATATCGACCACCGTCCTCTTGCTCATGTCGGAGAATAGCTTCGTGATGATGGACGTTTTCTTCTGGGCCTCGTCATCGACGGCAGCCAGCTCTTTCTTCATCTCTTCACCAAGGGACAGCTTCTCACCCTCGGTAGTGGCCTTGTCCATCTTCTCGTTATAAAGTTCCGTGATAGCCTGACGCTTTTCAAAATATGAGCCATATTCTTTCAGGTACTCGTTCATGGCACGTTTCTCTTCCTCCAGTTGTTCCTTATTCACATTAGAGGTCGATCGCTCCCGTTTGACATATGAGTTCACCAAGGCTGTATGAATCTCCACGGTCTGTTCTTTAGTCAGTTTGCCGCCTTGAGCGTCTTTCCACTCTTTTTCCTTGGTAAGTATGGCGGCGATCTCATTGTCATAGTCTAGGTTTATCTGGGCGATCTTCTTTGCGGAACCTTCTTTCATTAGGTCGATCTCGGATTGCTGGTTCTGCCGGCGGAGGGATAGGAGTTCGTCTTGAAGTTTTTTTCGCTTTTCTAGTTCCTTTTTATCAATAGGTGTAGCTATTTTCACCTTTTCCTCCTCTTGTTGGCTACTAGCTAACGCCTCCGCCTTCGTACGAGCCTTCAATCCTTGTACGACTATCTCAACCGCTTTATCATGCTCAATCTTCAACTGCTCGTTCCGTTTTCGTAAACGACGTAACTCAAATGCCTCCGAAAAGCTGGTATCAATCCAACTTTTCTTGTCTAGCTGGGAGATTCGATGGTTATTTTTTGCAATTTCATCCTCTATGGAGTTTACGGTAGCGCGCTGTTGGGCCATGGTTCGCTCATCTATCGATTTAGAAAGCATCTTATTAGCCTCCGTCATATCCATCAACATAAACTTTTGCAAGGATAGATTTTTCAGTTCATCCGGATAGAGGGCTTGTAATTTCTCGTATGCCTCCACTTTCTGTAACATGGACTTGTTATCGTCGCGTAAAGCATTCAATAGTTCATCCGTTTGAGATCTCATGCCTTCTATCCAGTCCTTCATCTCTGCGACCCTCTTGTTATGGGAATCCAACGCCTTCTCTGATGCCGTCGCCTGTGTCGCGAGCTTGAAGATCGCATACCCAAGGGCCGTAACACCCGCCACGGCCAAGACATACGGATTCGCAAGGGCAGCTTTTCCGGCGGCCAACATTGCGACAGCCTGTTTTTTCAAAGCACCTGTAAGCAGCGCGGTTGCGGTCGTATGCTGAATCGTCGCCAGTCTGCTCAAAGCTGATGTCTTGATATAAGATCGTTGCGCCACTTGAACCAACAAAATAGCTGTTTTATAAGAAAGAAACGCTCCCGCCGCATTTTTCACCAATGCCTCAACCCTCGATATTGTCCCCTCGATATCATTGTTCTCAAAAGCCTCATTAAACGCCTTGGCGATATCTGACACCTCTTTCAATATCCTCTCTCCCATTGGGCGCAAATAAGCCTGTACATTATTCGCCAACAACGTGAGCTGATTATCGGCGGCGTCAGCCATCTTCTCAAACGCAGCCTCTGTCGCACCCAAGGAGCCCTGCAACTCTCCCAAATCATTTGCTGCCGCCTTTGCATTCTTTCCAGTCAAAGCCAGTGTAGCGGCCAGGCCTTCATCCGTGCCAAGCATTTCCTTCATCTTGGAAGCGGAACCACCAGCCTTCTCATAAATCAATTGTAATGCCTCTTGGAAAGTACGACCTTGGAAAGCGGCGTCTCCAAGTTCTCCGGCGGTTCCTTGGATAGCGGCACGGATCTGTGTCATAGCCTGCGCCGTCGGCGTTCCTTGCTTGGTCAATGAAGCGACAGCACCCAACACTTGGTCGATACTAATCCCATACGCAGCCGCAATAGGAGCAACTTGGGCTATAGAGGCTCCCAATTCGCCAAATGTAGTCTTACCCAACCGGACGGTTGTAAAAAGCTGGTCCGAGACCGTACCGGCTTCCTCCGCAGACATCTTATAAGCATTCAGGATCGTTGTAATGGCATCGGCTGCCGTCTCGGTTTCCGTAAGTCCTCCCACGGCAGCTTTAGCCGAAACTTCTAGGATCTTCATACCATCCGCCCCGTCATGTCCGGCGGAGACAATGCTATATAACGCCTTGGCGGCCTCCGGAGCCTTGATCGGTATCTCTTGGGTTATGGACATAACCTGATTCATGAAACCGGTCATATCATCCGTTACCTGCGTGGAAATGGTCGCTACTTCCAGCATGTTCTTCCGGAACTCCTTCTCGAAGTCGTATGAGCTCTTTGCGGCCTTGGCGAACGCCGTCGCCGCACTGATACCGATACCACCGAATACGTCAAAAGACGTGATCTCACCGGCCAAGGTCTTGATAATTCCCATCGCTTCCCGTGTTCCCTCGTACATGCCGGAGTTATCAAGACCAGTAGCCATAAATAAGGCTCCATCCCTATTTCTGATTCCCATAATGCGTTTATGGTAAAATATAGGATAGCCTTTCATGTGAGACTGTCAACCGTTAAAAATTCACTTATAAGTTATCTTTTTCAACATTTTCTTTTGTCTTGTCACTTTTTCTTCGTTCTTTTGTAAAAAGAAAAAATTCATCGTGGAACTTGAGATTGTCAAAATAAAGCAACTGTCAGGAAAGAAGACTCAAATATATTCTGTCATTCTCAATCAAGAGGATCAGAGCGTTTTTGAACAATTTCTTCAGAACAACTATTCTGGATATCCAACCGAAATAGAAGATATCGTATCTAAGTTGAAAATTATGGCTACAAAAACGGGGGCAGCCGAACACTTTTTCAAGCTAAATGAAGGGAAACCGGGAGATGGTGTTTGCGCTCTATTTGATAGTCCTGACAAAAAATTAAGAATCTATTGTATTCGATTTGCTAACGTTGCTATCATTGTTGGAGGTGGAGGATACAAACCCAAAAACATTAGAGCTTATCAAGAAAGTCCCGCCTTAAAAAAAGAAGCTGAAATGGTGATTCAAATATCCAAAATCATATCAAAAGCTATTAAAAACAAAGATATACATCTCGACGATAATGGATTTTTCTTAGGTAATTTAAAATTGAAGGAGGAATAAATATGAATAACACATCTATTTTAGACACTGTACTTAGCAATATAGATAAGAAAAGAGCTAAGAACATGGAAAGACGTATGATGCTTGCTGTAAAAATTGCAGAAGGTATCAAAAGGAAAGGTCTATCCCAAAAGGAATTTGCCGAGAAAATGTGTAAACGTCCCTCTGAGATATCCAAATGGTTAAGAGGAGACCACAACTTTACAACCAGCACTCTTTTTGATATTGAAGATGTTTTGAATATCCATCTTATAGATACCAACGAATATTCTCATGCAGCTTGTCCGGCCTCGATATAATAAAAAAATGAATGGAACAACCCCTGCGGAAGTAACAATGATTAATGCACGCGGTATCCTCCTTTTCGTAGGAGGGAAGGAATATTATCTATCGTATGACAGATACCCTTGGTTCAGAAATGCAAAAGTATCGGATGTATTGGACGTGACCATGCCGGACGAGGATTCGTTGCGTTGGGACGCAATTGATGTGGATCTTGAGATTGACAGCATAATCCATCCGGAGCGTTACCCAATTACTTTTCGCTAGAAGACACCGCTCTGGTTATCAAGCAGACACTCTGAAGATCTTGACACATTTACAGAAAACAAAAACCGACCAGCCTCACGGTTCGTCGGTTTTTTTACAACCAAAATCACTATGACAAACGTTCTCTACGCAAAATAATATATATCATACCGGGCTCATTCTTCGAACCCTTTTCTTTTTTCCCGTATCGAAATCGATTACCTCGACCCACTCGCCATGATTATCCCCGGATTCATCATCGTCCACGAGCAGTGATTTGTTCCGGTCGTTCACCAAGTAACCATGTTCCCGTAACATGGACATGACAAGCGCCAGATCGCTGTCCAATGTCCGCTCATGCGTATACCCGAACGCCTCGTTACATAGCACAAGGAACATGAAGCTACTTTGCGTCACCGGCTCCGACCTACCCAAGTCTCGTTGTTTTCTTGAAGGGCTATTATCTCCTCTTCGCTTAACGGGCTCACAGCTTCCAAAGCTATGATAGTACGAGAAAAAGGGTTACAACCCAGACGAAAGAGAATAGCGTTCAAAAGGATATACAGGTCTTCCCATGTACAATTATCCTTCAGTACCTCCCGGAACCAAGCGGGCATGTCCCCTTTCTTGTTATGGATACCCAAACATACGATCTCAAAGATCAACTCGTCATATTTCGCCATCAACTCCGACAGTACACTATCAAACGTAACATCCTTATGAGCCACGATAGCATCCTTGTCCGCCTTGTCAATCCGCAAGAGTAACGGCCGTATCCTAAACCCGGTCCTTACCGTGATCGGGGTGATAACGATACTATCACCAACGTTCTTACCCGCCGGGATCGTCTCCGGCTTGAACTCGAAAGGAATCACGACTGACCGACTTGTCACCACGTCGCTCTCAATCTGTAGTGCTCGCTTTACGCTCATGATTTTCCTCTAAAATATAAGAGCCCCGGCAAAAACCGAGGCTCTAGACAACCTAAACAAAAAACATCATTCCGTGTCTTCCGATACGGCCTTCACCGCCCTGCTATACGGGGACGCTTGTTTGCCAGCCGCAGATACCGGTGTCATGATCGTGGCCTTTACCAATAAGAGATCGCAATTCTCCTTATCCGGGGCTTGGCTGATCTTCCCGAACACAGAGCACTTGACAAAGACATATTCCGTGAACTTACCTTGGTACGGTAGGCTCTGTAGCCTGATCGTCTTCAATATCGAGGGCGTAGACAAGGGAGCCTCCCATTTATCACCGGAAACGGTTCCCCCGCAAAACATTTTCATCTCGTCGCTCGTGGGAGAAGGGATAGTGAACTCTATACTGGAAGGATCTCCTTTCCGACTCACCACCGCCCAAGGATCCTCATGTCCCATGGACGTAAAACTAAGCTCCTTGGCGTCCGAGAAATTGAACGTCACCGTATCCACGTCAACGCATTGGGTGAACTCGGTACCGGCCACGCCATCCCCGGGTTCCGCAACTCCTAAATACGCCACATCCAGCGCTAAACTTCTTTCCATATCACTAATCTAATTCTGTTATAACCTCTAATCTAATATTCGTACAATCGAAGCCATCCTTGGCCTCGCCCATAGGCTCAGACCAGACGATCCGAGATTTCCAATACATCCCCAACGGCGGCTTGATATCCCGCAACACGAACCTCACGCCTCGTACGGTCTCTATCATCAACTGTCGATCCGATACGCCTTTCGAGGGTCTCTTGACGAAGATATTGATATTTATCGATCCCTTGTTGACATAATCTTTCCCATTCAAGGCCAGAGAGCGGATCGTGATATGATTTCTTTTCTCGCCATCGCCGGATTGATCCTTATACAGGATAAAGCCCGTACTCGCCGGCTCAACCGCATTATATACGATATCCACTATATCAAACTGATCTGCCATGTTCAATATCCTTTCTCAGCGAGTTTATCAAATAACGTTCGACTCTGTTTCTTGATCCAATCCTCGGCATGTTCCGTGGCAACGGAGATAACATCCAGATTTTCGATTGCTTCCACATACTTTGCATAAGGCATAGCGGCTACACCAATCAATACCCAGCCATTCTTATAAAGGGGTAGTAATTCTGATACGAGCCTTTTAGCCTCTCTCAATCCCGTATGTTTATCGGTACCTTTCTCATCTGACAACTCGTAGTTCTCGGTCAATATATCGCCATCCTTAATGATCACATAGCCGATTGAACTACGAAGATTGCCGGTATGATTCTGATAGTTCCCTTTTTTTCGAGCGATCTTCACGAACTCTTCCCCGGCACGTTGCAATAACTTGTATATCCGCTCTTCCGCCCGATCCACATAGTAATCGAACCAACGCCCTACTTCCCTATCACTCCACATTGGAGTCAAACCACCTTTCCTTGCCATAAGCTACACATAGATTACAGAGTGAGTCTGAAACGGTTCCCAGCTAATGATATCCACATCGAGAGCGATACTATCAATCCGGATATGCTTCGCGTTTTCCACAGGACGGGCTTTGGTCGAAAACTCACCATGCACGATGAACTCTCTTCCATCGACGTTCCGCTTCAACTGCTGTCCACTATTGGACGGGTAGTATTGCCCAGTGACCTCTATTTCCGTCGGTTTACCGGCAACCCATTCCCCTTTGACCAATTGACAGGATTGAATCGTCACTATCGCAGTATGTGAATATCGCTTTACCATCTGTTTCTCGCCCTTCCTTTGGGTACCTCGATCTTATTGCCTATCAATTCCGCTTTCTCCGGTTCTCCTCCCTCCCGGTATAGTCGTTTCGCCGTAGCGTCATACCATGCACGGGGATACGTGATAGAGAGCTTGTTTTCCGTGAAATCCGGCAGACCGCCGACCATGGAATAAAGGTCGGCGGCCACCAGCTTTTGTTTTTGGATATCGATCGTCTTACTATCTTCTGTACCTTCAAAACCGCGTCCCGGCAAAACGACGTTATCCAAAAAATCTTCACAGTCAGTGAGACCGGGATAAGCGAGTATCGTATCTCGAATCGTCTTAGCCATGATTGTTATTCTCCGTTTTCAGTATCCTGAATCGTTTGATCCTCCGGTTCGATGGTTTCACCCAAGAATGTCGCCGGGATATCATCCGTACCCTCGGTATCCTCGGAAGCGTTCCAATCCTTCCCATCCACTTTCATGATGAACATGGCATCCGGATCATTCACGACAGGAATAGCGTTCGCTTCCGCTTTCGTCCATTCCTTGAACGGTTCCAGCTCAGACCATTTGGTTACCAAGATCCAATCCTGCTTAACCATGAGAGCGATTTTCTGCAAGGTAGCGGAAGACTCGGCGGCGATCGGCCCATGCTGAATGTCACCCACCTTCAAATCCTCCAAGAAGCATACACGCTTACGCTCCCAAGGATTGATCGTCTTACGACGATGGGCACTATCCTCGATACGGACAGCCGGGTTCACGGTAATGATCTTCACCGGGATCTCCTGCTCGGCCAGATACTCGTTGATGAGATTCTTTGTCACCAATATCTTGGAGGACGAATTAACCCATGCCTTTAACGTGTCGAACGTGGATTTCTGTTTCTTTAGCAAAGAGAAATCAGCCACATGCATTACAACGTAACGGATCGTCACCCCTTCGGCAGAAGCGGCCACAACCGTATCCTCAATATCCTGCAATCCATTGGCCGTTGTAGCGTTACTCCAGTCCGTAGTAGATTTACGCTGGTTCTTCTTCGGCATACCGCAACCGACAAACTCAGCCGTAACGACACCGCCATTGTTCTTTGCCGACAAATGGAAACCCGCACGGCTCATGAGCTGCATACACCACCATTCGAAACGGGCACGAACGGAGTTATACACGAAATCCTGATCCTTGAAAGCCAGATTCAACAATGCCAACTGGTCCGCGTCACCTTGCGCGTCACGTTCCAATTGCTTATACTCGTTGTAATCGCTCTCGTTCATGCCACGCTTGACGGCTGTCTTCGGGATATCGCCGGACAGCTTGCTGATCACCTCACGGGTCTTCTGCGGTGCGGAAGCGTCGAAAGAGATCACGTCTGCCATTACCGGAGCGCCTTTCTCACCGGTCAGAGTCTCCCACTTCAACGAGGTCTTTCTTTTCACCCCGAAGAAGTTCGGGAAGACAACCGGTTTCACATGACGGGTATTCAAACGGGCCGCCATGTTCTTTTTATTCACTTGCTTAATTAAACTTCTTTCCATATATCTGATTTTAATGGATTACACAAAACGGATAAACGACATTAATGCCTTCAAGTCCTTATCTACCGGGAACGGCATACAGGATTCGTTTACCGTACCTCTTACCAGTAACCCGGACTGCTGGTTGGCTACAGTCAAGTCGACTTTATTCATCGTGACAACCAATTCGCCATCATAAGGCAACTTGGCGGCTTTCGCAGCCTGTTTGTCTTTAGCCTGAACCAATACCTGACCTTTTGCGGCAGCACCGATAGTCGCTTCCAACGTGATCGTATCAAACTCCGCATTACTCTTATCAATAGCCGTGATCTTATCGGACGCGCCTGTCAAAGCTCCACCAATCGTCACGAAGTCCCCCACACCAAACAGATGATTCTTGGACACCTTATAAGTAGTTTCATTGCCAGCATCGGAAGCCATCGTCGTCTTCAATACATGATACAGCCCCGTTTCCGGATCTTTCACCACGATCACGATCGGAGGAAGCTCGTCCAACGACTTGCCATTGAACAAAGCGTTCCGCAAATCCCGGCGGTCAATCGTCCCACCGCCGATCACATCCTCAATAATCTTTTCAATTCCGGGAGGATACTGGAATTCTCTTTCTCTTTTTCTGTACATAACGTTACACTTTTCTTGGATTATTCAATACCCAGGTTCACCACACCGGGATTATTCGCACTCTTGTCGGCATCCTGATCCATCAGCTTCGCCCAATCCGCCTCGGAACGCTCCGGAAGATTCACGGAACCGGGAGCGTAATCACCACGGGCCACGGCATCATCGATCGCCTTTTGCTGGATTCCGGTAAACTCTTCGGAAAGCGCCTTGATTTGATCCTCGATAGAGGTTTCCGAAGCCAAGTCCACACGTCCCAGCCAGTTATCCGGAAGACCAGCATCTTTCAACTGCTTACGGACTGTTTCTTTCTTAGCCTCGTTTGCCGAGTTGGTAATGGAATCGCCCACCTTCTTAGCCATATCATCGACGCTCTTCCTCATACTTTCCAGATAAGCTTTCAGTTCCGGGCTAAGATCCTTCAACAGCTCTTCTTCCGTTTTCTTGTTCTTATCCGGATCTTCTACCGGTTTACCATCCTTCAACCCATGCTTAGCTTCATAAGCGGCGACAGCGGCCGTTTCAGCCGTAGTCTTAGCTTCATTCTCCGCTTCTTGGATTGCCGGAAGAATATTATCCTTGAACAGGTCCACGAAAGCCTCCATCCCCTCGGCTTTCTCAATCTTGAACGTTTTCTGAATACGTTCCGCATACTTCTCCGGCACGCCTTTTGTCTTACATGCCGCCTTGATTAAATCTAAAATTGTCATAAGCGTTTTCTGTTTAAAATATAAGGGAGAGAAAGAAAATTCCGGGTATAAAAAAAGCCCACCGGACAACCGGCAGGCTTCATTTCAATTATTCCTATAAGAATCTATCTTGTCAAATCATGTGATTGGATCTAAGCCATTGTTTGCCAGAAGGCGTAAGGCAATAGATCAAAAATGCGGCACAAGGTATGCCTATCACGGCGAATCCAATTATAGCTCCCATTACTTATCCTCCTTTTTCTTATTCGTTAATACCAATCCTGCTATTAAGGCTAAAATAGAAGACGTAAAGCCTAGGCCATAAATCAGCCACTTATTATCTTCCATATCCTTGAATAAAGACGCTACCACTACACCTGTAAAGATATATTTCGAGACATCAATCAAATAGTTTCCTAATTTCTCTTTCCACATAACGCAAAAATAGCACAACAAGATGAAAACGCAAAGGTATTTCTATTTTTTCTTGTGGGATTCAGAATTAGTGCTCATCTTTGTGGTGTCTATCATATTTAACTAACGGATGCGGGTAAAATTCGCTCGCATAAACAAAACCGAGCATATTTTATGCCCGTACATTAATTGTATAATAATTTAGGTATTTGTGTACCCCTGTGTGGAACCGTAATAGAACCACAGCATCCGTTGGAATGTGATAGACAGCAGGAAAGGCACAAATACCTTTTTAATTATATTTATTATGTCTATCAATTCCAACAAATCCAATGCCGCCAACAATAGTAACGGCAAAAGGACGGCCCAACCCTCCGAAATGGGCAAGTACTCCACTCCAGAACTGCAAGCCGCTTTCAATTCCGGTCGAGAGATAGGAAGAACCGAAGGAATGCTATACTACATCAAACATGCTTCCGAAAATATGCAAAAGGAAGCAGAGAAGCTAAGTGCAAAATTACAAATGCAAAGAGCGAAAGTATAGAAGGTGTCATCAACTGCCACAGGAAAAAGTTTTTCTGATTTATATATTATCTCAGAAAGACGTTACGTGGCAGTTACGTCAGTAGGAAATTTAGAGGGCATCGGGTGTATTCTGTAAACTGCCACTTTACTACAGAATCCCCTTTGCCCTCGCCTTTCTTCGGAAATATGAAAAATTCATCATTTAACGCAAAAGAAATTGCAAAAGTAAACAATGTGGCTATCATGGCAAGTAATGATCCAAGACAACTAGTTCCTATCAAACCTATTTGTGATGCTCTCGGCATAGATGCCAAAGCTCAACGTAATAGAATTGATCGTGATGAAATATTAAATTCAACCGGGGTCATCATGACCTCGGTTGCAGCAGACGGGAAAGAACGTGAGATGTATTGTATTCCCCTTCGATATGTCTTTGGTTGGTTATTTTCAATCGACACAAACCGTGTTGATGAAGAAGCAAGACCCTCAGTCATTAAGTACAAAATGCAGTGCTACGATGTATTATATGATCATTTCTCCTCTTACGCCAGCTTCGTCAACCAGAAACAGAAACGACAGGCTGAGGATTGGGCACGTATTCAGATCTTGAAGAAAGAATTCCATGAAGCCAAAAATAAGCTAGCCAAAGCCACAAAACAAATGAATATGACCGTGGACTACTCATTTGAGCAATGGAAGGCTAACGGGAAACAGCTTATTCTTGACTTTGACGATTAAAATTCCTAAATCGTTAGACAATTAGGAGATTATTTATATTTTTGCAAAAAGAGTAGTCTGATAGATTCAGCCGTGGATTGTAGTTCCACGTGTGATGGTCTATCGGGCTACTTCTTTTTTATACCAGTCAAAACCTTATCACTATCCGATATACTATAAAGGACCGCTTTTCCTGTTATATCTTCTCTTACAATAATCCAACTTTTCTCACCTTTCAAGTCAATTTCAAAGACATGAGAATATTTGATCATAGGATTATCCTTGTGGTATTCGGTATACCCCTTGTAATCCGAACCGGCGAATACCGCTCCTATATTTTTAATCAATTCGTTTTTCTCTTTCTTGAACTTATGAGGCTGATTCAAGAACTCTTTAATAGACTTTCCTGTCATTTTAACTTGTATCGGAAAATCTTTATGAGAGAATGAGCTATTTAACAAAGACTGTTTAGCCCAATTTTGTAGTTCTTTTGCCCTATCTTTTGAATATTGAATTGAAATACTATCTTTTTCTACTTTTCTATCACTAAGCAACCATTCCGCGAACTCCTCATGATCCATCATAATCGGCGTAGATATGCAAATACAAAACGGATGCCATCCTGTAAACTTGAAATCTTTCGAATATTGCCCCGCCTTTGCATCACACACAGGACACAGGCCATGATTCGATGGTGAACGTTCCACCTCTATACCGGTCACGAAGTCCATATTCTGCCAACGCTCGTAGTCGGCAGTACGAAACGCTTTATTTGTTTCCGTCGCAGCCAAGCGAAGAGCATTTTTATAAGACGAGCGATAAACACCCTGCCCCGGATGATAATCTTTCATCGGCTGGGATGGGACCAATTTGCCATTCGCGTCCCTTACACGGCGGAAACGACGGTTGGGTTCGTTTAGTAATTGCCGTATATCTTGGCTGATCAACGCTGCCGGACGACCAGAGGACAAACCCGAAGAAAGATAATGTTCCAGATTATCCATAGCTCCGTCCGTTATATCCCAGACACGGGAGGATATGGTTTTACCAAATTCATCCTTACGTTTCAACAGGGTATTCAGCGCATCTGCACTTCTGGAAAACATCTTATCCTTCAACGTACTGGATATGGCCATATCCTTGATATAACCTGTTACCAGTTCATCCGCTTTCCTATTGCCTAAATTCCATACATCGGTAACCGTATTGGATATATTGCTTACGAGCTGCGTATGCAGGTCATCCAACAGACGTTCGATTTGCTTCTCTATGGTAGCGTTGCCTATCCATACACGGTCACCTCCATGATCCGACCATTTAGCCAAAAGAGGTCCTATCCTACGGACAAACTTGTCAAACGAATACTTTATGCTACCTTGTTGCCGGAACAGACATTGCAGGAATTGTCGCTCATGAAATGATAGTTCTTTCATTCTCCATATCCCATTGTTAAGCCGATCATATTATTGCGTTGCGCTGCTGTATCTTCCTCTTCCTCCATCAGCTTCATTTCTTCATCCAAGTCTTCCGTCAAAGGAGAATGAGCCGTAACCGTCCGCTGAGCGTTAATCGGTTTGCCTCCATTGGCAACAGAGAGTGTTTGCAAGGTTTCAGCCAAATCTTCCGGAAGGATAGAGCCAAATTCTACATCGATCAGGTTGTTCACCAATTGAGAACGATACTTGATGTTGGTAATATTGCATATCCCGGCCAACACGACCGACACACAACGTTGTACGACCGGACCGAATGTTTCCATGTTCTCACTCGCCTTGATAGTGGCATCCATCAGCATGAATTTACGGGCAACACCGGACAGGTTACCAATGCCTTTCAAGTTATCAAAAGAAAGATCAGGCGTGGATGTACCGGAAAACAGCTCGCATTTGGTTTCTTCCAACTCTTTATCCACAGATGGTTGAGAGCCGTTCCAAGTAAGGTATTCCGCATCGCCATGATACAATTGTTGCGTTTCCGGATGTACTTTAGACGTAAAAGACAATTCTTTGCCGACAGTGTCTTTAGTCGGCAGGTCAGCCACATCGAATGTCTTCAACATCGGATCACCATAGTAATCATTTGTATCCACCATGCGAGAAATACGCATTTCACGAGCATCCATCAGAAACGCTACTTCATCCCATTCAGGTTGGAATACATCGGCATACACAACCGGAATTTTCCCAAATAGATTGGGAACCTCTTTTATCACCCAGCCACCCATTTCATCGATAGCCGTAATAATCTTATCCGCCATCCAAATCGTGCAGCTGTTCCGGATCATACCATTAGAGTTCACTTGGTAACGATGGATAAAGGCATCCATATCATCGTTATCGTCGAAATGGGGATAAAATTCAGAGAAAGTATTTTCATTACGGGGAACAGAAAGTGTTTTTACTTTTAACTCCGTAATCAATTTGCCGTCTAATCCTTTGGAGGTATACGGATAGAACACAAGAGCAGCCTTACTTTCAGAAAGCACCTTGCGAGCGAATGACTTCAAGACGGATTGCATCTTCAACCGGCGTTCCCATACACGCTTGAACTCTTGAAAGCCATCGTTTTTATCAGCTCCGGTAATCATCATTTGCCCGCCGAACAGGAAAGCGACAGAGGTACGCACCTCCTTCTTCGGAAAGTTGGTTACGATACGGGCCACATCTACGATCTTATCAGGAAGGCGTACTGGTTCACCATTTTTATCCACCAAAGTATCCGAATAGACTTCTAAACGCTTAGGCTCACGCCAGCCAACAGAAGTTTTACGTCGCCGGCGCTCACCGTGGTATTCTCTGTAATATTCTCTTGGTTCCCGGTATTCAATCGTATCGACACATAACGTACTGACTACCTGCCCAAAATCTTCATTCGCAAGAATTTCGCTTATACTTGGCATAATTGTTTTATGCTAAAATATAAAAGCAAATAGTTTTTCGCTGTCAATACGACCAGTCTAGACAAGTTCACTTTGAAATGTAAAAACCAAGAACACATATCAAAACGCAAGTATGTGGCAGAAAAATATCGGGATTTTATCTAACACGTGTCACAAATATCAGAAAAACACTTTCATTTTGCCAATTATCGTCCTCTTGCTACCCGACGTACAGAGTTAGCCTTGCACAACCCAATAAACTCTACATTCTCGGCAAGGATCGTCATACCATCCGGCGCATCATCATGCTTGTTACCACCCTCTTTTTTATAGCTGGTCAAAGCTTTCATAAACCGGTCGTAATCCGAACCTTTCTTATACTCGCTTTCTTCCAAGAAATAACAATGCTTCTTAATCCAACCAGACTTCAACAAGATACGTGTATCCTTATTGGCTGTTGTCGGTTTCGCCTGAATGATACATTTCTCGTTCTTTGACTTCACGGCCTTACGAACATTGAGAGCGAATATGCGACCACCATTGTTACTCTCGATACGCATATTGTCGCAACGGGTATCAAGGATCAAGGAAACCAGCTTCGGTTCGGTAATCTCTACATTATCCTTCGTAAACAAAACATCGGTAATGAAATACTTCGTACCGAATACCTTGGCAACCGGAGCACAGAAATCATCGTCTCCCTCGTCAGCCACATCGGTAGCTCCGATAACACCGTCCGGTTGCTTGCCCTCAATATCAGCCAATTTAAATCGGTTAAGCTCCGATTTCGGGAACAACAACCCGATTGCTTCGATTGGATCTTGCATATACTCGGCACACCAAATGGAATCGTCCGTTTCCTCACGCAATTCGTGATAATACTCTGTCGTATGTACCTCCTCACAAAAAGAACGGTCGTTCTCATCCAAGGCAGCGATACGAATGATCTCGTCATACTTTCCCATCTCCTCCATACGGCCGAGCACGTCAGTGGCAGACCAGCGGGTACCGATATCGATCGAACAACAGTTCCCCTCTATACGGGAATCGTGCGTTCCCTGCTTCCACGACCAGACCTTTTCATTGTTGGTATCAGACAGCGCATCTTCCAAACTCTTATACAAGTCATCCGTCATGGCGAGCATGGACGCACCGAAACCGATTACCGTACCGCCTACACCAGCCCCGAAGTAACTTACCTGCCGGGCAGTGTCCAAACTCCAACCATGAACGTTCTGCTTATCCCCTCGCAATTGCACATCCGGGAATATCTCTTTGAACCGGGAAGAGCGGACAATATCGCGCGTGTCATACGACAGCTTGTTATACAGCGTATCGGAACAGCAGTTACGCATGACCGATTCTTCCGGAAAATGGCCGAGCATCCACGATATGAACAAAGACGAGATGTAAGATTTTCCCGCACGTGGAGGCATAGAAACAGCCAACCGGCGAATAACACCCGACACATACGATTCATATACACGAGTGAAAGCATCAGCCACCTTCTTCAAGAACAGACGCTTAGCGAAGAACTTGGGGTCATGATATAAACAGTAGGCCCAGAAATCATTCCGAGCCTCCCGCTTACGCAATATGGTAGCTGCCTTTGCTTGCCTGATTAATATGTCTCTTTTACTCCTTTTCGCCACGGATAATTGCTTCTAATTCTTCATCCGACATCGATTCCAATTCATCACCCAGCTTAACAAGGTTCTCGACCTCTTTCTTATCACGCCACTTAGCCGGCTGCCGGTTCTTCAACCAAAAAATAGCGGCTGTCGTATCCGGAGGATAATGCTCGATATACTCTACTTTATCCGTAATCCGGCCCTCATTGGTAGCGAACTTCGTAGCCTTGGCATCGTAGCCAATCGCACGGCTGTAAAGTCTCGAAGCGACATTCGCATCCGCCACAGCCTTTCCCTTTTTTAAGGACTCAAGAAATTGAGGAAACTTCTTTTTCCAGCTGTTCAACGTTTGTTCTGAGACAGAGAAGAACTCAGCGATCTCTTTATCCGTTGCACCTAACAGACAAAGTTTTAGAGCCTGTTCCGCATACTCTTCTCTATATTCAGATTTACGCCCCCTACTTTTCTTTTTTACTTCATTCTTCTCTGTCATAATTAACCAAAACTAACGAACCGGGACAATTCTGCCCTCAATTCAGGTAAACTTCCATTATCAAAATAGAAAGAAGAACGCATTTTACCTTCTTTCTTTACACCACGCATCGACTTACACAAGTGTTCCCCTTCCAATACGATACCCATCGCCAAAGGTGGATATTCCGAACCTAACGCTTCTTGGATCATCACAATAATATCCTTTGCCAATCGCTCTTGTACCTGTAACCGTGCCGCACAATAATCAACGACACGACCAACTTTCGATATGCCTAGTATCTTACCTTTCGGATTGGGGATATAAGCAAACCAATACTTCCCAAAGAAAGGCATCATATGATGTTCACACATTGAATAAAATCCACCTGAATCCGCGATAACACTATCACAAGAAAGGCCATCCACGCCATTTGGGAAGACCGTTATTTTAGGCACTTGTGACAGATCATATCCACGAAAAATCTCTCTCCACATTCTTATGATACGATCCGGCGTTCCCTTCAAGCCCTCCCGACAAGGATCCTCGCCTATAAAAGAAAGGATCGTTCTTATCGCACATTCAATATCTTGTGTGTTTGTAAGCTTAACTTCCATTTCGGATGCTCTTTAATATAGTTAATAACTTCCTTCGTATTCCGGCCGGAACAAGGCTGCAAATAATATACTCCCGCTGAATATTTATCATATTGCGACATATCCTGCCCGGTATAGACTACCTTCAGTTCATTCGGGTTGATCACGACTGTTTTACCGCCCTCTTTTGGGGAACACGTAATCCAGTCTATATTTACAGGTGGAACCAAAGTTCCATTTGTCTCAATCTGAACAAATCGGCCAGTGGCCTTGATCTTATCAACCAAATCATATGTAACCTGCATACAAGGCTCTCCGCCTGTCAATACGACATGCAAAGCCGGATAACGCCTTATTTCCGCAATAATCTCATCATCACTTAACATCTTGCCTTCTTTGTGTTCCGTATCACAGAACGGACACCTCAAGTTACATCCAGAGAAGCGAACAAAAACAGCTGGCGTACCAGTAAAGTAGCCTTCACCTTGAATGCTGTAAAAAATCTCATTTATCTTCTTCATACCACGCTATATTATTCTCTGATTCCTGAACCATCACCTTAAAACATTGAGGTATCTGGTCACAGATCCACTTCGCTATATTTTCCGCTGTCGGATTAAACGATAATACCTCATTCAAGTTCTTATGATCTAGTTTCTCCTGGATCATTCGCTTGACATGGGCAAAGTCGACAACCATACCATTTGGATTCAACTGTATAGACCTGCACCAAACGATTACGATCCAGTTATGCCCATGCAAGTTCTCACACTTACTCGCATAAGAGAGACTCAGACGATGAGACGCCGATATCTCTAGACGCTTCCTTACTGTATACATATGATTTTTATCGATAAAGAGTTAATACCTGTCTTATCTCTTCCTCCTCCCGTTTCCGGCCATACTCGCCAGATTCGATCAAAGGAAGTATTTCATGTTTCATATAAGATATATTCCTGCCGATTACATCCATGGAAAACGGATATCCGTTCAACGCAAAAGCAATAAATTTACGGAAACACGGTTTACAGTTCCAACATTCGTGCCCATCAACAGGAGCATAACAACTGAACGATGAACTAAACGCTTCACTAATATTACCTCCTTGAGCTATATATTGCTTCAACAACTCAGTCTTGGTATATGCTTTATAGTCCAAGTTTATCTTGATCGTTCGTTTTTCTGTCCAATGTTGTTTTTGGTAGAGATAGCCGAGTAAGTCCTCATACAACTCGGCAAATACAGGCGATTTATCAAGAACACGGTCACCGGCTGTCGCTCCCAAACAGATTTCATCGCCATAGTTCGTCGCAATACCGATCAAATACATATTCCTTAGAGGGATAATCTTATCTTCACGTTCCCACTTTGATAAATCCAATCTCTCAATGATGGTATCATCCGGAAGACGCTTCATTTCCTCTTTTGAATAACGGGTATTCATATCGACATAAAGCCTTATATCCGGTTTCCAGAGTTTGTCTATCAACCAACTATCCATACCTCCTGAATACAGAAGGACTTTCTTGTTATAAGTATCGTTCCGCATACCTTTGAAATTTTATCCACTCATTAAAATTGTGTCTATTCGATAAATCATGATTCTTAGCCCTCATCCCTTGGGGAGGATTACGATATATCATTTGCTTGCCATTGAAGAAATAAATCTGCCCAAATCTGGAACCGGACAACCAAGTCGTACTATCAACGCTATCAAACTTCAAAAAAGGAAGAAATATCGTATCTGTAAATCCAAGCCCATGAATACGGGTACCGACAGAGTGAGCTTGATCGATAAACCATTTTAATATCATGGGATTACCTCTTATCCGCCTACCCTCTTCCATCGCAGAGGTCGTACCGATCGCAACATAGGGATAATCTTCACACATCCGAATAAAATAATCCTTCCCCCGGCTTGCATGCCAAACAGGAATAGGCCGCCGCCCTGTACGATCTTCCAAATATTTACGGTAATACTCGACCTTCTCCAGCCCTACAACAACATCTATATCCAGCTCAAAGAAGCGTTGAATGTTATTTTTCAGAACAAAGTCAGCATATTTCTTGACATAGCCATCCCAATCAAAACTGTTATTCTTTCCGGAAAAGGCTGAAAACGCACCGCTATCAAGAATATGTTTCTCTTGACAGACATAACCACCATAATGTCCCGATTTATGCTCCCAAAAAGAACTTAAGAGATAGATATCTTTCGTGTCAAGGTTCCATCGTTTGGCACAAGGTTTATAACCGGCAAGATATAAGATCATAGCTCTATTTCCTTTCCGCAATGAGGGCAAACCATCGTCTTTCTCTTATTCTCCACCTTATCTGCTCCCTCAAAAAAACGATCCACATCAGTTGGTATATCATCAAATGGAAGCTCCAACTCCCAATCACCAAGCTCATCGATGTCGAAATCTTCAACTACGGCTGCAAAATCGAACATAGAAGTGTCCGATGTATGGTTATCAGCCAAAGCCAAAAGCTTTCTTTTTTCATCTTCTGTAGACAAATCCGTTCTCCTGATCGCTATCAGTTCATTCCCGTCAGACTCTACAACCCGAACCTTTAACCCAAGTTCCAAAGCCTGCTCATAAACTCCATTTCCGGCAATAATAACATCGTTCTTATCCAATAGAATAGAACGACCCGTTCCGCAGTCCTCCAGGCTCTTTTTAATAAGCCGTTTATTCTTATCTGTGTGGATGCGATAATTCCGAGGGTCATACTTCAATTCTGTCATAACTTTTATTCTAAAATATAACAGGGGTAATCAATTAACACAAATACAGTTGCAGTTCCCGGATAGCCTGTTCCACGCTCCGAACAATCACATACTTACTACCTGCCATTTCAACTTGGCGTTGGTATTCTTTTTGATCGGGAGATTGTTTTCCCGTCGATGTCTTGAACTCTATACAAAGAGAAGCATATCCCTTTTTCGGTATCTGAAGGATCACATCTGCTACACCTCGTTTAACGCCTTGGCGCTTCATATTAGCCGCTTCTATTTTATGCCGGCTACCACCGTTCGGGACTGCAAAAAGAAGTCGATCCGGCAAGTTCGGAAAAAACAAAGGTACTTTATTGAAGAACTCCGACTGAATCCGAGCTTCTTCGTTGTCATGATGTTGCTTTTGTTTTGAAGGGTTCTTTTTATCAGAGTAGCAATTATAACATATATGTCCTTCTTCTGTTTTGATCACAGATACAGTCCTTTTATTACAGATAATACAAGAATGTTCCTTTATGCTCATTTTTAACTAATATATATAAGAAGAGAAAGATGTTCCCCATTTTTTGAAAAAAACACCTTCCGTAATTTGTGTCGTACCAGCCATGCGCTTGAGCGATAGCGAAGACCTCCTGTTTTAGTTTGTTTAAATCCATTGATCTAATTGTCTTGTTTGTTTTTGTTTATTGTTGTAAATGGGGGACAGTTGGATCCTACCCGTACGATGTTTTTCCCTGGGCCCAACCAAATTCAAATTTGGTTGGATGGGGTGATTGGGTGTTAGGAAAAAGAAGCCCCGGAATCCACTTCATGGGAACCGGGGCTTTTGGGGTTTGTTTACGATTTGGGGCAGAGGGGGGATAAAAGCCTCTAATCATTCATGAGGATATTTTCACATACAACTCTTTAAACGAAGGTGTATTTGTAATAGCTTTTACTTGCATCGTCAAACGGTCAGGCTGTGTGCCGAAAAAGACCTCATTATGACCTTTCTTGATGTATCCTATTTTTTTATCTTCAAAATAGACCTCTACGGCCTTGGGGTCTTTGGGGTTGTCCGGCTCTGTTTTAAAGGTAAGGTAATCTCCTTCGTGCAGGGTATCCAGGTCGAACCCGTAATGTGTGATTGCTGCAATATCCGTGACGAACGACAATCCATTGTCCGGGATAAAAGAGGCCAGGAACTCGAAGCTGTCCGTCTGCATTTTCCCTTGCGTCATGGCCAACATATATAGGGTATCTTCCTTCAAGGATTGGTCCACCTCCCAAAACTCCAACAGCCATTTAGTGTCGGTCCGTTCAAAGTTGATGATACGTTTGGAGAACAAGTCCAACACGTTTTTCTCGTGTACCATTTGTTCTAACGCCAACCCCGGATAACCCCTAAACCCATATTGCCTGGCCCTCTCCACACCCTCTTTCAGATATTGGAATACCACACCGGAATCTTTTTCTTCCAGTATGCCTACCATGATTCTTGGTGAACCTTTCCCGACTCTCCACGAAAGGTATATTTTATCGAAACATCTGTTCATAACTATGTAGTATTTTGCTTATTCGCGAATCAATGTATTTAACTATAAAACGTTTTCTTTCTTCCGGTATTTTATGACCTGAAAAATTTTCCGGCACATCCTTGTCTATGTGGAAAACAAGATCTTGCAACATTTGTTTGTTGTAAAGTAATTTTACCCTTTCTAAAACCTGATGCACTATTTCATAATCATCCAAAGCAATGGTATTGACCAACTCTATATGATTCAAGTTCTCATTATTCCACCGAATATCAGGTTTCCCCTTTCCGATGAAATGATCCATCTTTTGTTCGTCAGCTAACAACTCGCAGACCTTTTCATCAGACAATTCCCTGGCTAGGCTGCTACCGCTATCATAGATAGTGGAAAAGGTGGTCTTTTGCCGGGTTATGATTTTCTTCAACGATTGGATTGTCATTTTGAACTTGACGAAAAACCGACAGAATACCATCCATTTGACAATCCAATTGGACCTCTCATAGTGTTCGCAAAACCTGTCGAACACTTCGAAATGCTCTGATTTCTTTACGACAAGTGCCCAATTCTCCGAATGTCTGTCCGTATTTCCGATGATTGCGTCAAATATGATCATCTCAATCACATCCCTCTTCAAATTCTCCAGTTGTACATTTTTCAAAGCACCTATTATTCGTTGGTAAGAATGTGCCTTCTTGAAATTTTCACTAAAATCAGGATACTTTTGTACAATGTACCGGTATCCGTCATGGTGCTCTTCCTTATCTTCTTCGATAATAGATTTAGACAAACAGCCTATTTTATCATTAAAAGAAGCGACATCATAAATCAAGACATTGAACCCTAATGAACGTCCCAATTCGGAGGCTATGACTTCAGACCAAAACTCATATTTGTAATTCTTGAATCCTTTGTTTATGGATGTTTTGAAATAGTACTTCTTGTCATCGTCAGGAGAGATAGCGATAAACTTATCTCTGGTACCTCCTGTATGGACATGAACCTGAGTTTTCCAGTTTGATATATCAATATATTTTGCCATTCATTTCACTTTTTGCAAAAGTAATACTTTTATAATTGATAGTATCCTTTGTCTGAATATTTAAGGGTAATGCGCTCGCTTCGACAAATAAGGGAAAAAGAGTGGATATTTTTTTGTTGTAAGCTATTTCTCATACGATTTAAATTTTCATTAGAATCTTCATTTTTCTCCAATTAATATTCACACCTTATATTTTCGTTCAAAATCATACTTCCTAAACTCATGATAGGCTTGTTCTAATGTTCTAGAAGTCCTATCGCCTTCCGGTATATCCCAGCTTTTGGAATTATTGATACTATCATCCATGGCCATAGAACCCCTTTCTTTCTCATACCGACCAAGCCATTCTAAGATAACAGCCCCGTCTATCCGATCATAAACCTTTCCATACAATCCCTTTTTCGCCCGATTAAAACATAGCTTGAAATCATCAGGCTTAAAGAAATAAAATTCCTCGATAATCAAATCAGCCGTCTGAGCAGCTTGAGTATCTTTCATCGTCTTTCCGACATTGAAAAACATAACTAAGTCAATGATTATGTTTACCATAAATGCCCGAAGTTTCATTTCTCCGAAATTTTTGTTCATTACAGCAATGGAACAACTCGGAGATTGAAATACATCATTAACCGTTTTCGGGTGTAGGGCTTTGTAATATGGCATCGGCAAGGCTCCTAAGATGCTCAAGGCTTGCTCTGTTGTTTTCGGCATTAGTTCTGCCGGCAAGACTCCTGTTGTCGGGTCTATGCTGGCCGGAAGCTGTATTGCTTGTTGCTTGTCCATTTTGATATTTTTCTAAGTCACGCTTCGCCCACTTGCGGAACGTGAGGTTCGCACTAACGTATTTTTTGAGCAGCTCTCGATAATTGTGCATCGAGACAAGAGTGTCCTGGATTAACTGAAGCGGGAAATCTCGCTTTATCCGTTCGAATTGTTCTTCCGTAAACGGCTCTTTCAGTTTAGCCACACTAGGAGCATTCGCAGCAATCCATTGCTTGAACTTTTCAAAATTCTCATTCTTGGGTTTCTCCGATTCGGGGTCAGGGTTGCGCGTGCCTACGCGCGTATAACCCTCCTCTCCTTTCCAATCCTCTCCTTTACTCTCCTTTCCTGCAGGAGGATTCTCGATTGTTCCCGATTGTTCGGGAATATTCTCGAATGTTCCCGGATTGCTTCTATTTTTGCCCGAAAGAACGTTTTCTATCACTTCTGCCGGAATTTTCGACTTTTGCGGTTTGTCGATGCGCTCACTGGAAAAGTCCATCACGTAGTAGCTTTTGTTCTCGAATGTAAAAGGTACAAGGATAGAGTTTTCAATCAGCTCTTGCAGCCATCCAGAAACCTGCTGCTTACGAATATCTTCGCGGGCAGGAAAGACTTTCGACTTAATGATAGTCTCATTAGCTAAAATGACACCGCTATCATCAGCAAAGTTTTTCATGCCTATATAAAGCAGACAAGCCGGAAGAGATACGTTCGAAAACCTTTCATCTTCCCAAAATTCCGGTACTATAGTTCTAATTCTTGGCATTTTTACGCTATCATTTTCTGACGAATCAGGTTCATATTCTTCTTCACCAGTTTTACTATCTGGTCGTGAAACTCACTTACGCCATTGCAAACGGCCCGAGACTGGACGATATTCAGCGTCTTCAAATTCACCTCTATCGTCTCGATACGTTTGCCACCGGTGTCCTTTGCTGACAGTATCAAGCGATCCGGCCGATTGTAATATCCGAGTTTATATACGCAGTGATGCATAGCCTTTCCTTCTTGATAAAACTGGGTAATACTCTCCAACGGGCAAATGACTATGTTGCCATCCGTGATTTTCATCCCGAAAAACTTTTCCATCCGCTCGTAGAAGCCGGCTATATCCTTCATGAGCTTTTCACGCCTACGGATAGCTTCCATACGATCCCTATCCTGTCTCAACTTGGCTTCACGGGCATCTTTCTTTGCCAAGAGCCTATCGTGCGCAACCTTCAAGTTCTTAGGACATACATAATGGGCATTACGCAAGTCTTTACCGAAATAAGCCAATAAAGACATATAGTCTTCCCAGAGGGACGCATCCTTGATAATATAATGGTTACGGTTGCAGATATTGAATGATGGCTTATAACGAAGCTGGGAAAAGCCGTTTCTATACATGTGCTTCAGCATGGATATTTGCCCGGTCTTGAGGCATAGTTCCGCGTCATTACCTCCTTTCAAAAGGTCACGTATCAACTTAGACGGGGTTACATCCGGGAACAGTCGATTCAGTCCCCGTTTTTTCAATTCCGGAAGTAATTCTTTCCTTGGATAAAGCTCTCCAAATATCGCATATAAATCACCATAATAATTATATGGGTTACTTCCATATTCACCCTTGATACTAAGAGGGGAACTATACACAAATCCGTTACGTCCCATATTTATTGGACGGGCTATGATCGTACGCTTTCCGTCTTCACGAATCCATTCTTGAACAACTTCAGTAAAATCATAATACACCGGGGAAGTTCCCTTACGGGCGTTTTTCCAACATAGTATATGCCGGATTACCTGAAACCCGCCTCTCACTTGCAGGATGGACATATACGCCTCCTCATGGTTCTTCTGCTTTCTGCTGACCTTTACATCTAATTGATAGTGGCAATAAGGGCATTCGATATTGTCACCCAATTTACTATTACCCGTATTAACCCAAATCTCGCCACATTCAGAGCACCACAACTCATTCTTACATTTGTAAGCTACATGGTCGAACACGTGTTCCTTGGCCCATTCCTCCTGCGCCTTTGTGATGGCGGGAAGCTTTTCGCTCAATCCCGCCACCAACTTTTCCAATCTCGTTCTCGGCTTCATATCAAAACAGGCTCATTTGTTGGACACTCTCATCAACCTTCTTCTTGGCCGGCCTCTTTTTAAGCGATCGGTATTGCTCTTCGGTCAACCTTTTGATGGCCGCCTGACGGGCAGCGTTCTTTTCTTCCTCCGTAAGTTCTACTTTATGGGAAGAAGAAACGGAGCTACCGACAGGAACTTTTCCGACCTCGATATTCTCTTCATCATAATAATGTACGGCCATACCAAAAACCTCCGTATCACTCATCACGACAGAGGTTCCACGCTTACGGGCCTCTCCCAAGATATAACGACAACACTCGTCTATACTCTTTTTAGGATTGGCAAGTCTCGGGGCAAACAGAAGATCTTCCGCCGCCCTCTCCTGCAAATATTTCTGGATTGTATCTTTGAACTCTTTCATAACTTACGGGATTGTCATGGGCATTAATAAATAGGTAAGTTCCTCGTTCCCGGATTGGTTCTCCGGAGTTATCAAGATAGCGCGGCTAGGATCGCTAAAGGAAAGCCTCGTACGCCCGTCATCGATACATGAGAGTATCTCAAGAAGCAACGATCCCTTAATCCCGATCGAGAACTCATTCCCGTTAAAATCGACCTCCAACGTTTCCTCCGCGGAAGTCGAGAAATCTATGTCTTGGGCGAATACGGTCAACTTATCACGAATGATCCTCAAGACGATAAGGCATGAGGCCTTATTGGAGAACACCGATGTCCTTTTAATAGCCCCGATCAGTTGTCCGGTGTCAACAAGCAGTTCCAGCTTATTCGCCTTGGGTACCACAGCTTTCCAATTAGGATATCTCCCCTCCACATTCCGGAACGATATCTCATAGTCATTGAATATGACATCGGACCAATCCGCACCGACCCTCATTTCCATGTTATCGGAGGAAGCCGGAAGTATCGCCTTCAATACCGAGGCTATAGGACGGCTGATTATAACTGAGATCTTGCCAACCTGTCTATCATTACCCTTTCTCAAGAATCCCATGCCATGCCCGTCCGCACCGACAAAGCATACGGTCTCCGGTTCCGTCTCAATAAAGACAGAGCTTAGGACCGGACGGATATCATCATTCCCGGCCAAATTTATGACCTTGGATATCCCATTGAATAAATCCTCCGCGCTCAATGACACAGAGTCCAAGACCTCGATCGATCTTTTTCCCGGATAGGTAGATGGGTCATAACCCACCACCTCGAACTTTCCACCATGGTACTTGATCCTTATCTCACGGGTATCCTTGTTGATGATTATATCAATTGGTTGCTCGGGCAGGTTCCTCAGTCCTTCTAATAAGGAAGTCGGGACACAAATAGATATCTCCTCGTCGAAGATGCACTCAAGGCTGGTGGTTATCCGGCCCTCGCTATTCGATCCGGTGATGAATAACCGGCCTTCCCTCGTCTCAAACAAGAAATGACAAAGGATCGGCGTGGATGATTTGGCGGGTATGATCTTCGCCAAAAGCTGCAATCTTGATAGCAGCGCTGTTTTAGAAATAGAAATCGTCATAGTGCCTGTTTTTTTGAAGGCACCCGGTAAGTCTTTGTTTTATGGAAGTTTACAGAAAGAAGAAACCAAACACATATAAGCACAAAAAGTTGGATCTCAAACTTTCGTCTAAAATCCAACTCGCTATTTCAACGGCAAAGATAGAGTCATTTTTTTAATCCGCAAATTATTTCTATCTTTTTTTCGTTTTTTTCTTCAAATACATAATCAAGAATCTTGGCATTCAAGCGGTCGATAACGCTAAAATCGGTCTTAACATACCCAGATGTCACCCTATGGGAAGAAGCATGGTTAAGGCAAAAGCCTACTAAATCCAAACTTGCATCGAAATCGTTTTGAGCGAATGTAGCCCAACTATGCCGAAACGAATAGACAGAAATATGAGGAAGGTCGTTTTTTCTTGTTATATCACTTATTCCCTCGTTTATACATTTATTGAAATTCTTACTTGATCCATAAGTCTCACAGAAGTTAAACAGCCTTTTTTCTCCAGCATATTTCTCAAGCAAATGAGATAGCCTATCTGGTACGGCTATCTCTATATACGCCTTGTCATCCCTCCTATTAGTAGTCTTACGTCTGCAGTAACACATCTTTCCGTCTCTAAGGTTCTCTTTTTCCATATAATACAGGTCAGCGGTGTTAATTCCGGCAAGACAAAAAACGATCTCGCACACATCCCTAGCACGATCAGCTCTTGATCCATACTCCGCGGATACCGCAAAAAAATCTCGAACGGTTCTAATGTCCAATGCCCTTTTCTCTGGAACTGTAGGTCTAGGTACCCTCACTCCCCTAAACGGGTTATTCCGTATAAGCATCTCGCCGGTATCATAATTATTATACCGCTCGCATCCAGCCATAAACATTGTCTTGATCCGCTTCGGATAGCCATGTTTCTTGTACAAGCTATCTTTCATCGAATCTATCCACTCCTTGAATATAGACGATGTAAGATCAGAGAAGAGAATGTCGTCTTTCCCCATATATTCCTCCAAGCGCCTTAACGCAAGCTTATAATTTATCGACGTGGATTCTCTTCCTTCGTTATCCATCTTAGAGGTAAACCCCTCACAAAATTCAGAAAAAGAAGGTGCGCTAGAATCCCTCCTCAAGAAGTCCAGTATCTTTCTGATATCCCAACATTGTATATCTTCACGATTAAGCCGGGACATATACCCGTCAATAAGAATAGAAATATCCTTGATGATGTAATTATCTATTACCTCACCCTTCCGAACAGACTTAGCCTTGCAGACTTTATCTGTTTTTATATATCCTACCTG